TTAAATTCTTGACCATCTGATCTAAGAGGCTTTTTAGTATAAACTGTACCAGTTGCAGTCTTTTTAGACTCATGACCAGTTCTTTCACCAGGTTTCTTAGTAGTGAATTTAGGATCAGTTTCGTTTTTATTGGCTTTCCAATCGAAAGCTGAAGCTTCATCTAATTGTTGAGCTTTGGTTTTTTTATCCTCATCAAGGATAGAATTAACTGCATCTATCATAGATTGGCTGACTGTGCTTTTTGTAAACATCTTATTATACTCCTAATTTAACAATTCCATTTTCTTAACGATTTATTGATCCTTGAATTTGGATCATGTGCAGTCTTAGCTGAAGTCAATCTTCTTTTCATTCCAGACATTCTGGCACAAAATGATTTTCTACGATTAGCAGCCTTACTACCCTTTTTTAACTTAGATGGCTTCGTTGTTACAGCCATACTTAGTGTCGAACCTGGATGCTCTCTACGATAAGAAGCAATACCTTTTCTATTTAAGCCACCCTTTGGATCTTTTCCAGCACTTCTTTGCCAAGCTGCCGTTTCATCCAATTCAACTTCTTCAGGTACACAATTAGGGACTTTTTTGCCACCCTTCATTTTCATTCCAACAGCAGTATAACCAGTCCAACAAGCATCTTTTAGTTTACCTGTTGGCTTCTCGACTTCGGTGATAAATTCTTTGAATGATATCATTTTTTAGTTATCTTTTTCTTGATTTTAACTTCTGTACCAATATTACGCATAGGGTCTTTATAAGAATCCATGTTCTCTTTATTACCTGCACCACCTAATGTACCACCAACACCACTATCTACATCATTTATAAAACCGTTAAATTCTTTAATAGTTTTTCTGTAACCTTTAAAACTCATTTTTTCACCAACAAAGTTATTACTCGGTCTTGGACCTGCGGTATCACCAGTTGGCCTATTACTTGTACTGTATTCAGCACCAATTCTATCTCTTTTAACCAACTTAGGTTTAACCGATTCTGATGACATAGGATTACCTAGTCCAGCACCACCAGTCAGACCATCATATCCTCTTGTATTCAAAGTAGACCCAACACCGTCAGGTCTACCAACTCTAGTGGCCTTTAAAGAAGTGTCACCTCTTTTTAACCTTTTCGTTTTGTCGTTGTCTTGTTGGAAGTTTGATTCTTTGGCTTTCTTCCCCGCTTCGAGGGTTGGGGCTGTGCCGTAACCTCCGTTACCGTTGTTGTCACTCCTAGACTCGGAGTAGGTTCTGAAGGTGTAGGTGCCTGTTCGTTTGACTTTATCGAACTTGATATCGTCTGGGGCTCCACCGCCGGACTTGTCGTTGTCTGGAGGGATGTCGCTTGGACCGGCTGCTCTGTAGGCTGGGTTGTAGTTGGCTGCGGTTTTAGTTTGAATAGATTTAGAATTTTTTGAAACATTTTTTTCTTCCTTGAAAAGATTAGAGTTAACACCAGTATTTAACTTTCCACGATTTTCTAACCATGAAAAGGCCACATCATTATATAAAGATTTATCAAAAAAGCGGTTTATGCTTTGATATGTGTCAGTAATGTCTTCCTCTATCTGTTCATAGGAACCATCATTATCAAAGTGCATAAAGTGTTCAAAGTTCTGAAGATAAGACTCTTTCAGATTTTGAGATTGTACCCATTTATCATGTCTCATCGATTCGGAGATTGTTCTTTTCAGTTTCTCATTTCGTTCTTTACTGACTTCATCAGTTGTGTTAACAAAAACCATCATGGTTTCATAACCTAAATCTTCTAATTCTTCCTTAACATATATCATGCGTTGAGCGTCATCAGCAGGTCCATTGATAATCAAAGGTGATCTTGTTCTAATGGCTTCTCTACGAATGTCATTAGTTCTTTCGGATAATTTCTGTTTATCAGCCAAGTAATCGAATGCTTGGACTGAATTGATTTCTACTGCTCTTTCTTCGGCAATAGCTTCACGAATAACTACATCTTTACCGGAACCAGGTCCACCTGTTACAAAGATGGCCTTAAAGACACCACGATAGATATCTTCATGTAAACCCATACCCTTACGAGTATCGTGCATCAATTCTTTTGCATGTGTATCTGAAACGTGTGAAGGAACGCCTTGTCTAAAAGATTTAATATCTTTATTCTTGGCGTGTTCTCTCATTTTGGTACCAGACATACCGGTATCACCTTCAGCATCAGGATCTCGTTCGCCAGCTGAGTGAACATGAATGTGTTTGAAATTATACAAGGCGCCTTCATGTGTACCATTATATCTGTGTAATTTCTCTTTCATCTCTTTAACACGGTCTGAACCAACTACCATGTGTAGGTGTGTTACACCTTTTTTGTGTATTTTGGCTGCATGATGTAGAAACGTTGGATGTTCTTTGCTAGAAGCTTCAAAATGAGTACCTGGAGAATACCTCTTTAGGTGTTTTAATTTTTGAGTTGCAGATAATGGATTCTTCTTAGCATCTTGGGAGTGTGACGTTACGACTGTATGTTCGGCATTATTTTTCTTTGCAATTTCTTTAACTTTATCAATCAACTTCAAGTGGCCAGTTGTAGGCGGATTCATCCGACCAAAGGTCATCACATGATGTACCTCATCACTTTTGGCTTCTTGAACTAAATCTAAAAATGATTTCATATTTTAATGACCAGCAAGTATGCTTACTCCTGTTAACGGACCATTCACATGTTTTACTTGTAAACTCATAGCTTTAGAACCTTGTTTATCACCTTCATGTTCATGTGTTTTAACAGTTACATTACCCTCACCACTTTTATGAAAAGATATGTGATGAGCGTTTCTAATTTTGTGATACATTTCATTATCTGAAGGATCAGTTGCATGTGCATGTGCTGGTTTATCATGACCACCAGAACCATGAATTTTCACATAAGGCAAAGCGTGTTGTGAATTTCCTTTTACATAAGTGTGTAAAAGATGGTGTTTCAATTCTTCTGGATGTGAGTTGGCCATTTTTGAATAGCCTTTATGCAATTTATCTCTAACTTCATTATTGATTTTTTTAGAGTGTATTACTCCTTCGTGATAAACATCACTAGACTTATAATGTGGATTTTCAACTTTACCAGCAGAATCTAAATGTTTAGGTCCTTTGATAACTCTTATAGCGGCCGCTTTATTTGTTCCAAGATTATGTTTGTTCATAAATTCTTGGTGACGTTTTGTAACGTGAGCGTGTATATCATATTCGCTTGTCTTAGCCATTTTTTATCCTAAATGTTTACTTAAAAAATTACCAATGTCTTGGGATCCACCGTTATGGAAACCAATAGCTTTAGATTTACTAGACTTTGCTGACAAACCCAAATGAGCATGTGGAGCTTCTTTTGGCTTCTTATGAAATTTTACAGAAATGTCGGAAGGATTTTCTTGTTGCGAAGCTTTAATTCCAGTTTTTCTTTCAATATCTCCAGGTTTTGGAGTCAAATGAACTTGGTGTACTCCTTCATAACCCTTCTTTTTAGCGTGTTCTTTAAACACACGACTCTGTTCTTTGGCTCTATCTTCTTGTGTTTTAACTTCATTCGTACCATGTTTTTTATCAAACTCAGCTAATTTCGATTTATGATGTTTATCTTGATCTTCATGTTCTTTATCAATATATTTACCATTATTTAAATGTTTAGCTATTTGAGTTTCGTTATATCCACCACGATTTGCGTTTATTGACCTAGATTCTTTGGCTGCAGCTGCGGTGCTTGCTTTCTGTGAATCAGTCAAAGCTGGTTTTTTTAATTCGGTAATAAATTCTTCATGTAATCTATCCACCAAAATCATATCATGATTAGTCTTTAATTCATGAGCCACTTCTTTTGGTGTCATGTGACCAGAAAATGTATGTGTTAAATCACCAAATTTATTGTGAACATGGTAAACATTATTATCTGGATGATGAGTCATTTTATACAATCCTTTAAAAGGATGTAAAAAAGAAATATTACCTTTTTTTACTTCTTCGTTTATCCAATTTTTAAATGAACTCATTTTCTTACCTTTAACAAATTAGCTTTGGCGAATTCTGCTCTATTTACCAATTTCGTTGGTTCTTCTCTACCACCTTCTGGTTTATGGTTCACCACAAAACCTTCTGGCTTAGATTTTTTACCTTCAATATGGTGTTCATATTTACCCTCATGCGTTTCCAACGATTTCACCAAAGCATTCTTGGCTTGGTGCAAATGATGGTGCATAGAGAACAAATGGCCATATGCAGATTTATTTTTCTCTACATGTTTAATCTGGTGTTCACCTTCGGTACGTTTTTCAGTTTTGGCTTTTGGAGTTTTTACTTTGTTAGCCATTTTTTCATGTTGGCTATAAAGGTGTGCTTGAAATCCTTTAACATGAGGAACTTCATCGTGTCTTACTGTATGATTTATGTAAGTAGATAGGTGTCCTGTTTCTCCACCATGAGCATGGTGAACATCATCGTACATTTTATGGCCATGTGTATCATGTATGTCTTTGGCAGCCTTCATGTGTTTATTAAACTCTTTTTCATTCTCGGCACTATGGTGTACCTTGGATGTATCATGTTCGGCACCATGTATGTGTACATCTGGATGCTCTTTGAAATTTTGGTGGTCAACATGTGGAGAAGCATGTTTCATATCATCACTATATTTTTGATGAACTACAACACCAATTTTAGACCTTTTGGCCTTCTTAGCCTCATCGCCATGAGCTGTATATGTAATTGTATTTGGAGTAAAAGATACTTTAGAACCTTTAGCCTCAACAATAAAACCTTCATGTAGGTGTTTAGAATCTTCATGGTGCATCACATCACCTTGATAAACACCGTGTTTTGGTGTTACTTTTGGTAGATGTTTTAGTGCATGTTTAAGTGTTTTGACAAGACCTGGCGCATGGCCATGGTTTTTTTCGATATCTTTTTCAGTATGATTAATCTTTGGATTCTTATTGAAAGCAGATTTAGATGCAACAAAGAATTTGCCGTTTGAAGGATGGTGACCAAAAACGATTGATGGAGAACCATCATATTTCATTGTCAGGTTACTACTTTTAGATCCCGACTTGATGTGTTCGTGAGCTTGTTGTAAAGCACCGTAAGCGTGTTCAAATCCAGCATGTCCGTGCATTAACGGTCTGTCCTCAGCATGATGAATGTGTTTAAGCTGGCCGCCTTCGGAGGCAGCCTCTTCTGTCAAAAAGGATGTAAAAGATATCATTGATTTTTCCTAGAAATACAACACACTTTGGTTGTCCGTAGGGTTATTTATACACTTTTTAAATTCATGTGACCGTTTTTTTAAATTATTCGGTTTGATACATAGTACCAATTTTTCAGTTTCGGTACAAATAAGGTGGCCAATACCAACGATTCTCTGGACCCGGATGCATATCGTAGGCATTAGGGTTGCCACTACCGTGCCAACACTCATAATCATACCTGTGGTGTGGTTGACCAGAGAATTGTGGTTGGAAGTTATTGTCAACTGGTGATTTTAACCTTTTACATTTTCTCAGATAAGATGCCCGAGCCCAAAAGAAGTTACCAGCATAAAAAGGATGTGGTGGATTATTTAAGAATGCTGCACCACATAAGTCATAACCTTCATCCAACTTAGATACACATTCTTTCCATTTTTCTATGTTCCAATATTCCATGTACTTTCGCCAAGTGGTTGTTTGACTTTTTACCCCTTTATGGTGTATATACAGAACATAGAATTCTTCATCGGTAGAATGTACCAATTCTTGTATATGAAGAATGGTCGTACCTTCTTGCCATTCTCTATACTCCTCACCAAACAGATGGTAATTAATATTGTTGTTCCACGACCATCTCTTTTTTAACCATCGGAACTCTTGCTCATCATAATGCAACATCATATTAATTTCGGCTGCATCAAGTAAACCAGTATTCTCCAGTAATTCGGACTGTTCTAAACCAATAAGGTTTTCATTTGGGTTCAAACAAACAGCATGACTAAACAGCTTGATTTTCATATATGAATGTTTTAATGTAGGTTAATTTTGCACCACGGTTCTTGTAATAATGTAAATTGAATTCGTTTTCAATACTACTTCCTTGCCAAATTTTCATGTCATCGTCCCACAACAAATAAAAATCTTTTTTCATTAAATCGGCCAGAATGGCAATACCCGTGATTGTGGTAATAAAAGGATTAGGATTGTATTTGATTAAAGAACAATTATACACCAAATCTTGTGTGTAGTCAAGATATTTTACACTATTGTGCTTTAATACATCGGATCCTTGGATTACATTAAAGTTTCTTCTGGTATCCACATCTGGTGCATCCTTGGGTGACCATCGGTCTCCTACAATCAATTTTTTTTCGTGGTAGTTGATGTCGAATTTAGGAACAATCAATTCAAAGCCATCGTCAGGCTGAATCTGTGTTCTATATTGTTGATTGAAATAATTCAGGTATCTCTGTTGAATAACAGGTCTCTCTTCATAACCATCATCTGAACCAGTATCATCTACAACAACAGCATTTGTAAAATCGAAACCGCCTTCATGAAGAAAGGTTATCTTCTCAAAGAAACCTTGGTACATCAATAGTTCTTTAAGGCCTTTGAATCTCTGTAATCGGTCACAAAGAACAAACCATATTTTGTGGCCAGTATATTTGTAAAGGCCTGACAAAACAGGTAAACAATGAGCAAAGTCACCTAAGTTATGTATTCTCGGAGATACTACTGTAATCATTATAATTCTTAAATATAATAAACCAATCGGATGGATCTACAAAACGTAGTTCAAATTCTTCAGGTTTAGTTAGGTAAGACATTAACAACAGAGTCTGGTCATCATCACTTAGATTAT